TAGAGGGAAGGCTAAAATCTATGAACCTTTCCGGTGTTCATGGGCTAGATCGAGAAAGAATAAAAGTAGTCGGCGCTAATGACGAACCCATGAGCGCAGAGCAGTATCTTAATATCGCAGAGACCTACATAAGACAAACGCCGAACTGCGTTCTTATAGTAGACTCTATTTCAGCTTTAATTCCAGAAAAGGAATTGATTGACGATGTTAATGCTCAATTCCGCCCATCACTCCCAAAGCTTTTAAAGAATTGGTGCAAAAAACTCGGAGGCACCGTTCCTCGACAGCATGCTATCATCCTTATGATCGTTCACTTGATTGCTAACACGTCAGGGTTTGGAAAGACCAAGGTTCCTGATGGTGGAAGGGGCATACAGTATCAGACAGACAATATTTTAGAGATCAAATACATCAAGCCGTGGGAGGTTGGTGGGTCTCAAATCGGACAAATGATTCATTGGAAAATCATGACCTCCGCTGCGGGGGGATTTCCGGGTGGTGAGGCGCAGAGTTGGCTACGATATGGACACGGCATAGATAAAACACAAGAGCTTTTTATCATGGCTGTGGATCTAGATGTGATCGGTAAGGCTGGGGCTTGGTACACTTGCAGTTATCTCATCGAAAACGCGGAGACCTTTTCAGATCTTCTAAAGCAGAACGATGTAGATATTGATGACGAAAAGGCTGTTAAATCATTCTTCCAATTTCAAGGTCAAGATAAAGCGGTGACTTTTCTGAACGATAATCCAGAGACATTAAAGTTTTTGGAGAAAGAAATCAAGGAGATGTTTTGATTGTTACTGGTTTCGACGGTAGAGAAAAAAAATGGAGGCTTCCTAAAAAGAGTAAAGCAAAGAGGGGGAGACAATCTAAACTTCACAAAAGAACAAGATTAATCTTGCGTGATCTGTTCCGGCGTGATATAATCTTGGAAGAAGTTTCTCTCCCCGGCAGCAACACCACCACCCGGCCTTCAATTTTGTTTGCCGATTTTTTTATACCCTCAAGAAATCTTATAGTAGAAGTTCACGGCAGGCAACATTATGAGTTCGTTGATTTCTACCATAAAACAAAAAGTGGTTTCTATAAATCTCAGGCGAGAGATAGAGATAAGATGCGCTGGTGCAGACTGAACAAGATTGATATTGTTACCTTAAAATACACAGGCGATGACGATGAATGGAAAACAGAGATCCGCGATAGATGAGTTGAACGATTTTATCAAGTCTATTGATTCCTATATCATAGGGGAAGATGTTCAACGAATACAGATAAATCCAGAAGTTGAGGAAACGCTTAATTTTACTGGAGTGGAAGTAAATTCCTTGACCTCCGAAGACTGTTGCGAAAAAGCTTACTGCATATATGCCTACTGTAGTTATGTCCAATCAGTTTTCAATAAACATCAGGCTAAGTTGTACTGGTGTGACAGCCAGCTTAATAAGATCGTCGCAAAACAAGCGGAATCTTACAGCAAATATATGAAGTGGGAGCAGAAGTATTTCACTATTATCGAACAGGATGAGTTTGCTAAAAAAATATTTGATGCAAAAATGGTTTCAGAAGCCAGAGTCATTTGGTTGACAGATAAAATTAGAGACATGAGAAAAATGGCTGATACATTAATGGAGCTAAGCAAGAGGAAAACATACTCATGACAAGCCCTCTGGATAAAATCAGATCTGGGATATTAAGTAATAATATGCACCTCGTCACTGAAGGTTTTGAAAAATTAACCGGGGAATCGTTATCAAAGGTTGACCAAGCCCCCGATCCGAAAGAAGATTTTATAGCCCCCGCTCAAAATCAATCGCCGGGAAAAACTAGAATAGCGAGGACAGAACCAATCCATGCTGGAGAAAATCAGTTTTTAGACGATAGCATCGAGGCAAAAGATGTTGAAACCCCACAAGTAAACCCCACAAAAAGAACGAGGTCAAGAGCCTCTATAATTGATGTCCGGTGTCATATTTGTGATATCGTAGAAAAGATTCCTGAATCCTTAATGCAGGGGAGGGAATTTTACCGTTGTGATAAATGTTCTAGAAGGTAGTCATGGTCAAGCTAATTAACAATCCGTCGTCTGAAAGGGCAGTTCTATCGGGAATTTTTCAACACGGTGCGGATGCGTTTATTGATGTTGATGATATCATCGACACCAATACTTTTTCCCTAGAAGAAAACCAGATAATATACACCTGTCTAAAGCGTGTTCTTAGTAAAAGTTCTAGCATAGACCTTCCTTCTATATTAAGCGCTGCGGAAGACTTGGGGTTGCATGATTTTTTCAATGAAAAAATCTCTTCGGATCATATCAAAGCGCTTGCAAGCTTTGAAATCGAATTAGAAAATGTTAGAAAGCATGCAGTAAAACTCAAAAAGCTAGATGTAGCAAGAGATATACGCTCCAAGATACGCAAGATAAATTCTGACATCGGTGACGTTACCGGAGAAGAGTCTATTGATGAAATTCTCAGCATAGCAGAAGGGCCAATTTTTGACCTTTCCGCAGCCCTTAATCATTCTGTAGAAAATAAGCCTTCTGTATTGGGTGAAGAAGTTGAGGATTACGTTGCCTATCTAGAAGATAATCCCACTGATATGCTTGGGCTTAGCAGCGGTTTTTTGAGATACGACACTGCTATAGGTGGCGGCTTTAGGAGAAAATGCGTAGACCTTATAGCGGCTAGGCCCAAGGTGGGCAAGAGCATGATGGCCGATAACATTGCAGTAAACATTGCTGAGAATTTAGATATTCCCGTTCTATTATTGGACACTGAGATGTCCAAAGAAGATCACTTCAATCGCATCCTAGGAAATTTCAGCGGTGTTAACATCAATGATATCTCTACGGGAAAATTTTCCATAAGTGCATGCGACAAAGAAAAAGTTCAACAGGCCACGCAAAAATTTAAAGAGATCCCACTTAGCTACATGACAATTGCCGGGAAGGCTTTTGAGGAAACCTTGTCCATAATCAGAAGATGGATAGTCAAGAACGTAGGCTACGATGAAAATGGACGTGTAAATGACTGTATGATTATATATGATTATCTTAAACTCATGCATTCGAATCAGATAAATGACAGCATGAAAGAGTTTCAGGTTTTAGGATTTCAAATTACACAGCTACACAATTTTTGCGTCCAGTATGACTGCCCCTGTTTAGCTTTTGTCCAGTTAAACAGAGACGGGATCACAAAAGAAAGCACCGATGTTGTCAGCGGTTCCGATAGACTCATTTGGCTTTGTAGCAGCTTTTCTATTTTTAAGAACAAGTCGGATGAAGAAATCGCAGAGGATCAGGGAGAAAGCGGCAACAGAAAGTTGATTCCAATTGTAAGCAGACATGGTTCCGGCTTAGACGATTATGATTATATAAACATGTCAATGAGGGGCGAGGTAGCTAGGGTGGAAGAAAGAGAAACGAGAAATGAGATTAAATTCGATACGCATACTAAAGAGTCAGGTTTTAGCATCGATAATTTAGATGACAAAGAAAGCCCATTTTAATGGATAAGAATCAACTGATAGTTTTATCAAACAAGATAGCAGAAAAAATTACAGATCTTTTTGATCTATTTGGAGTAAGATATTTTGAACAGTACGACAGAATTACTTCTGTATGCCCCATTCATGATGGGGCCGATAACCCGCAAGCTTTTACCGTAACCACAACTAGGGATCAATTCTTTGGATACTGGAGATGTTGGACACATGGCTGTGAGAGCAAATTCGTACCCACTCCGATAGGATTGATCAGAGGCTTATTAACAGCGCAGAGAGGCGAAGAGGTTTCTTTTCCTGAAGCAGTTGAGTTTGCTATTAATTTTACATCCTCTTCTTTACAAGAACTAGAGCAAGAGGGCAAGAATTTTAAACTGAAAAAATTCATAGAATTGTCTGAAAAGGTTTACCCAGACGCCACAAGAACAAAGTATTTGGTGAGGAGAAGCGACGTGAGAGATACCCTGTCTAGACCGGTGGCTTATTACACAGACAGGGGATA